AGCTGCGAACCGGACGACGGTTTACAATCTGTTTGATGATGCGCTCACTGGTGGCACATATGCAAATGCACAGCTTTCTGGAAATTTGACATATGGTACTGCTACCGGGAATCGGACGATCAGCACTGGTGCAAACATTACCAACGGCACAATCTCGACCATCATTGCCGGGACGACAACGTCCACCGCGGCCGCGATCACGAATGGAACAATTACTAACGGAACAATTACCAATGGAACAATTGCAACAGCACTGATCCCTACGCTTACGGCTGGGACTACAACTGGCACTGCTGGCATCTTTACGTCTGGAACAGTTGCCACGCTCAAAAGCACAACTGGAACAATAACCAATCTTTCCACAACCCTTGCTGGTGATTTCACGATTAGCCAAGGAACTGGAACACTTGGAACTACTGGTGCGACACTTGGAACTTATGGTGGCGCAACATCTGTTCCTGTTCTTGCGATTAACGCAAAGGGTCAAGTTACAAGCACTGGCACGGCTGCGATTACAAGCGGTCTTACTGGATTCCGCAACCGAATTATCAATGGTGATATGCGGATTGATCAGAGGAGTAATGGGTCAAGCGTTGCGTGGGCTGCCGATACATCTGGATATACGATTGACAGATTTAAAAACACTCAAAATGGTTCAGTTGCATCAACAGTACAAAGAAGCACGACTGTTCCAACTGGATATGGTTTTACAAATAGCTTGTTTACTACGGTTACAACCGCTGAACCAGCAGTAGCTACTGGAAACAAAACTTTTGGGTATTATTACAATTTAGAAGGATACAATGTATCTGATCTTGGATGGGGAACTGCATCAGCACAAACGATAACAATATCGTTTTGGGTTAGATCGTCTGTTACTGGAACATTTTCATTTTCAGTAAATAATACAGCATATGCAAGAAACTATAATACTTCATATGCAATCAGTTCAGCCAATACTTGGGAGAAGAAAACATTTACAATTCCTGGTGATACTGGAGCAACTTCAATTGACACAACAAATGGAAATGCTATTCAGCTTATCTTTGATCTTGGGTTTAGTACAGCATATGAGGGATCAACTGCAAATACTTGGTTGTCGTCTGGTGCATACGCATTATCTGGATGCACAAAACTATCAAGCACTCTAAACGCAACTTGGTATTTAACTGGCCTACAACTCGAAGCAGGCTCAACCGCAACCGAGTTTGAGCGCAGGCCAATTGGCGTTGAACTGGCATTGTGTCAGAGGTATTACGAAGAGACAACTGCCTTAATGTCAACCTCAAGTTGGACGGCATTAATTAATACGGCATATTGGAAGGTCGAAAAACGAGCAACTCCAACAACCGTATCGGCAGTATCTGAAAGTGGTGGATCTGGCGTTGTCTTTTCCGCGCTCTCAGTAAATTCTGTGTATCAAAGCACCGGAAACAGCATAATTGGTTCAGTAAAAGTTAAAGGATCATCAGAGTTATGACATATAAAATATATAATACTTTAGGTGGTACGAGTGTAATAAGGTTGACTGATAATGCTGTAATTCCTTTCGACTCAGCCAACACTGACTACCAGGCTTATCTAAAATGGCTTTCTGAAGGCAACACTCCGCTTCCTGCTGACGAGCCTAGCGAGGGATAAATGACCCTAACTGAAATCGCCCAATATGCAGGCGAGAAGGTTGGCAAGACCGACGCCGATACGCTCACCTTCTTACAGAAGTCGGCATCGCTTAACTACAGGCGCGTGTGGAACTTTGCCCCATGGCGTGAAAGCATTACGAATTCTACATACTCCGTCTCAACGTCGACCAGGACCATTACCCTGGGATCTCTTGTGGAAAATCCGCTGTCAGTTGCCTACGGAGACAGCGAGTTGTTATCTATAGACCTTCAGACGATCGTTAGCCAGGACGCTGACTTGCTTGACCAGGAAAGGACCGGGACTCCAACTCAATATTATTTCAAGGGCCGGAACACGTCCGGGACTGCAGAGATCGATCTGTACCCACTGCTCAACACGTCCAGCACAACCACGCTGAAGGTAATAGAAAAAGTTTCTTGTGTCACAAGGCAGAATAATGTTGTTGAGTTTCCTCCGAGCTCTTCCGCTCTTAACGACGAGTTGCGTCTCCCCCACGTCCAGCATGTTGTCCTAGCTCTTACCCATGCCGACGCCCTCGAGCGTGAGCGTCAGTACGCCAAGGCTCAGGCAGTTGTGTCGACCGCAAATGCTGACCTAGCTCAGATGGCTCAGTACGAGATGAGCCAGGTCGGAGGAATAAAGGTCATCACACCGTCAAGTTTAGGCGAATACAGCATCACAGACATAGGGGTTTAGTTCGTGCCATATTTCCAGGACAATTTAGACGAAGTCTTGTCCTTCGACGGAATTCGCAATTTTACAGGGGGCCAGGCCAGCGGATTGCAGTCTGATCTCCTGGGCGAAAACCAAGTACAGCAGTTGTACAACATGACCCTTTCCCCAAAGGGCAATCTTGAGACCAGGGTCGGAACTTCAAGTTTTGCTACCGGGGCGACTAGCGGAACAGGATCTATTGGAGGGATGCGGTACTACGAAACAGGATCTACCTCGCAATTGCTTACCGTGACAAACGGAAGATTCTACAGCATCAATTCAAGCGGGAGTGCGACAATACATCCGGCAGATTCAACATGGATCGCAAACACAAGCCTGTTTGGAACGAGTACACAGAAATGGGCCAGCGGATATTCTATTGGTTCTGCCGTCGAAGTGAGCATGGCACAATTCAATAACAAGATGTACATAGCGGACGCTGACGGTGATCTGCACTATTGGGACGGAGATATTGTGGTAAGACAGGCCGGGAAGGTTAGGGCAATTACGATAACCAGTGGTGGCACCGGGTATACTAGCGCAACGGCAATCGTGACAGGACCGCAGTGGGGCGGACAATTCCCTACGCTTATTACTCAGGTCGCAGGGGGCGTCGTCACAGGAGTGACCGTCGTCGAAGGGGGGTCTGGATATTCCGCAGCCCCAACCGTGACAATTATTGGGAATGGATCTGGAGCCACAGCAACGGCAACCGTTAGTCCGCCACCGCAAAATCTTAGGCTTTTGATCAATACCGAAAACAGGCTTTTTGCGGTTGGGTCTGGAGATACTAGGAACACTCTTTACGCGTCAGACATTCTCGATCCTGCCGTATGGGATGCATCAAACAGCATCGTTGTCAACGGAGACGACGGAGATCAGATCACGGCAATTGTCCCATACTATAAAAACAGAATCATCGTATTCAAGAAGCGCCGAGTCTTCCAGGTGGACATTCCCAGCGACGCTACAACCGCAGCCGACTGGGTTGTGTCTATCATATCAAATAACACTGGTTGCGTAGCGGCCGGGACAGCGGTCCAAGTAAGTAGCGATATCTTGTTTTTATCAGACAACGGAATCCGATCTTTAGTCAGATCGGTTGCAGACGACTTTAGCTCGGTTGGGGTACCAATCTCGGAAGTTATCAAAGACGTTATTCAAAGCATAAACACTGATTCAATCAGAATTTCGACAGCAATTTACTACGACAATAGATATTTCCTGGCAGTGCCAACAGGATCAAGCAACACAAACGATACGCTTATAGTTTATAACACTGTGCTCGGGGCATTTGAGGGTACTTGGAGCCCAAAGATTATGCAGTTTGCTCTTGCTAACTTTAACCAGGCAGGCACCAGGGCAATGTTCAAGAAGGTGAACGGAGTTATTGAGCAATATGCTGGCTACAAGTCCCCGGCAGGAACGGTTTCGTCTGACTACCAGGATGCAGGCACGAACTATGACTCCTATGTCCGGACCAAGGACTTTAACTTTGGCGATGCATTTGCGTTTAAGTACGGATCGCATTTCGAGGTAATTTTTGACGACTCGTTTTCAAGCAATGCAAATATTTTCATTCAGAGAGACGTCGACACTGGAGACATTAGCGTTCAGTCGGGGCTGAACATTGCAAGTTCAGTGTTGACCCTTCCGTTTGTGCTCCCGGCAACGCTTCCAACGTCAGTAAAGAAACGGATTGCAAGCGATCTTCGTAAGTACGAAAAGTGGCGCCTGCTGAACATCAAAATTTCAAGCACTGCAAACAAAATGGCAATTCGGCAGATTGTCGCAGCCGCTAACCCGGACACGATCGAGATCCAGAAGGTAATATGACCGCTATAGAATATATTGAGGCGTCCGGGGTGCCGGAGGGGATGTGGCACAACCTAGCTGATTGGTTTAATTGGTTTGAGAAGCGGGGCCTGGTCGGAATCGTCGAGGATTCAAACGGCATCGCCGGGGTGGCGCTAGCTAGGTGCCTTAAAGAGGGCCAAAAGCCTGACCACTATGTTCACTCTGAGGACGGAGACAATATCTTTGTAGACTTGACGATCTCCTCAAAGGGTGCTATCTCCTTGAGATGCCTGTTATTGCTCCTGTGGGAGCGTTTTGGCATTCGTAAACGTATTACGTTTAACCGTTCCGGAAGACACAGGAGTTATGATTATATGAATTTTATGAAAAAGGCAAGGGTCTAATGGGTGGCGCACCTTCTATTCCTGCACCTCCTCCACCGCCCGATCCTAGCGCGGTAGCGCAGGCCAATGCCGAGGCGTACAAGAAAAACATTGAGACGTACATGGAGAAGGCTCCTGGCATGGCCGAGCTCGAGAACAAGCTACGGATTCAGTATATGCCACAACAACGTTCCCTGGAGCGCCAATTGTCAGCACTTGACCAGCAGGCCGGAGTGCAGGCCGGGATGCAACTTGAGCGTCAGTACGGACCGCAACGTACCCTAGAGGGATTGCGCAGGGCATACGAGCAGAGTCCACAGGCGTATGCCTTGAATCGTGGATTAGGCGATCAGATGACTCGCCAGTTCGAGCGTCTTTATGGAACGTCACCATTCCAATCCGTAGAACAGAATGTAGCAATGAACCCAAGGTCGATGCCTCCGGTTGATTTTTACGGCACGATTGGAACGAATGTTTCAAATCCTACTTTTAGCACGGGGACTAAATAATTATGGCTATTCTTGACAGGAATGCAGGTTTGTATTACGGATATTCAGTAGATGCTGATGGGAACATAAGTCAAGCATCTTGGAACGGACAAAAATATACTGGATATGACAATCAGATAATCAAATATAATAAGGAAAAAAATGATTATCCATACAATTCAATTGCTGAAGCAACCAATGCGTCAAATGCAATAATTAAAAAGAAGCAAGACGAATCAATAGCAAATCTTCAAAAGACATACGAGCAAAGGCTTGCTGATGTTACTAGCCAGGAAAATACTAGAAATTCTTTGGCTTCTCAGATTCAAGCATTGACTGCTGGTGGAGGAGGAATGCAAAATCCTAATGCTGGCTCAGAGTTCAACCAAGCTTTGGCGCAACTTTCTGCTGGACGTAACTACGGATCGTCTGATCTTGGAACAATGTTAAACTTCCAAGTGTCCGATCAACAGATCGTTGACGACTACAATAACTCAAAGCTATCTCGCTTAAACAGTGTGATTGATCGCGGAAACTCGCAGATTGCAGGTATCAATGAACGACTAAAAACTGCGAATGATCTACTTTCCGGACTTCCGGATGGCGACGCAAGGCGCACCACCTCTGAGGTATTCATCAAACAACTCAACGATGACCTAAAAAGTGTAACAGGAGCAGTCACTGAAGCGCAGGACATGCAGAAGAATTTCACTCCAATCACGATGGACAGTCCGGAGGGGCTGAAGGAGATTACGTCTTTCCGCACTTTTGCACAGTTGCCAGAAGAGCGCGCGGCACAACAACTTTACCAGATTGATCCAGATTCTTATCGCACCGCGGTTAGCCTGGGCCAGCAGTACAGGGACATGGCAACTCAGCCGATTGGTCCAACAACCACTCGCCAGACAGAGCAACTCCGCAGGACAATTGAGGACGAGGCGCTCAATCAGCTTCAGCTTGGATCTACGATTGGAGCCGAGGAGCGTCGTGGGTACGAGCAGGCAATCCGCGGGGCCCAAACAGCCCGGGGCAATATTTTCGGTCTTGGACCAGCAGTGCAGGAGGCCGCGCAGATCGGCGCAGCCGGAGAGCAACGCAAGCTGGCCCGGTTTGGCGCCGCGCAACAGTTCCTTGGTTCCGGCGAAACATCCGGAGCAGCCAGGGCTCGCGATCTATTACTTCGTGAAGGCATCCAGCAGAATAGGCTTGGAGCCGCGGCCGGATTCATTGCAGGAGGACCTAGCATTGGCAACCTGGCCCAAGCCAGGACAGCACAACAGCAGGGTGCAATGCAGGGCTACATCCAGGCGAATCAAGCGCTACCTGGAGGATTTAATCAGCAGGCATCTACTGCTTCAAACTTCTATCAGACAGTTGACCCAGGCATTCCTGTTGCCCTTACAGGCGAATTCAACAAGCTCTACAATACGCAATCTAATTACTTGGCTAATACTTATGGGGCGCAAGTTGATGCCCTATCTCGTGTTGCTGTTGCAAATTCACTTCCAAACTATCTTAGTGCTGGCGCTGACGTGCTTAAAGGAGTTGGATCGTTGGGCGGAACAGCAGGAATATTCGCATGCTGGGTGGCTCGCGAGGTTTATGGTGCCGACAATCCCAAGTGGCTTGAATTTAGGGAGTGGATGTTCACAAAGGCATCAGACAACTTGAGAAACTTCTATCTCGAATACGGAGAAAGAATTGCCAAGTCAATACGCAACAAACCCAAAATAAAAGCAATCATCCGCAAGTGGATGGACAGCAAGATAGGATAATATTATGGCAGACAGAATTCAAAGACCATTAGTCACGATGCCCTGGAGCGAAAAGTACTATGCGGACGCAGAAAGGGCTCAGGCTGTTGAAGATGAAGATCGTCAACTTCGCGTTGAAATGCTGAAGCAAAAACTCTATCCAGCAGACACTGCACAAAAGGCCGCGGAAGAATTAATGCAGACCACAGACTCGGCGAGAAGGGCTGCGCTAATGCAGACTCTTTACGAGACAACTGGCACAACCACAATTCCAGGAACTAGCCTGAATGTTCCAGCCGGAACACCGGAAGAGGACCAGTATAACTATCTTGAGGGCATGATGGACAGAGTTGCCAGATACGAAAGAATGGCAGGGCTAGAAACTGATCCGATCAAGAGGGACATGAAGATGAAAACGGTCGACATGGCGAAAAAGTCCATCCAGGCCAAGGGCAAGGAATTGACCGCTGCCGATGTCGCTTTTGAGATGAATGCCACCGACGCCTACAGGCTCGCAGACGAACTTGAGGACGTAGTTAAGAAATACGGAAATTACGAAATATCAAATCCAGAAGGAAGCGCAGCCCTTCGTCAGAAACCGTATTTCCTTGCAGTGGCTTTAGCCAAGGCGCTTGACCCAGGATCTGTCGCAAGAGAAAGTGAAGTCAAATCATTCCTAGAGACGATGGCATTGGGAACAAGTCCGGTTGAGGTTCCCGGATTGGATCTGCCGATTGCTGGGCCAAGAACTGCGACGACGCTCGAAGGAATTAAGATGCTTAGGGATCGACTTGACATTAAGGCCAACGACTACAAAAGAATTTCCGGCAGGACAATTGAATTGCCAAAGAGGAACAGGGAAGACGCAACTGCTCCGGCTCAGGCACAACAGCCGTACCAGGCCCCAATGCAACAGCAATCGCAACCGATGAGTCAGTCCGGATTTGGCGGATACGATCCTCGCACTCGAAGAGTAATTCCAAACCGTTAGTCGGTCATGGCCGACGAAATCATCCAGGATAAACGCGAGGCGGCAAACTATCTGCTTCGCCAGTATCGCGAAAATCCTCAGTTTGAGTTCACGCAGGACGAGGCAAAGATCGTCCACGAATCGTATGAAGGTAAGGTCCGATTCGTAGATTCAAAACCAATATTTGAGGACGAATTGACTTCTGCTGAATTCATCAGATCTCAAGACGAGTCAGATCCAAACTTTATAGCGAGTGAAGACGAGTTTCTTCTCCTAAGAAAAACCGAGCCTACGTTCAGCAAAAAACTTGAAACCGGATACGAGGGCGGGAAGAAATACATAGAAGATGTTGCCAGCGGGGCGCTCAAAGACGTTTCCGAGTATTATCAGAAGCCACCAGAATTTGGCGACGAGATAAAGCCTTTAGCAACCGCAGTCGAGGCATTGGCTAGAGGCACCATGGATCTTGGTACGACAGCAGTCGGAGCATCGAAGTTTATTGAGAAAGCACCGTACATGGCAGCCGGGGCGCTAGGTCTCCAGGCGGATTATAAGTCTTACCTAAATCAAAAGACGATCGAGCAAAACTATCAGATGCAGGCAGTTGACAAGATTAACGCCGAAAGGGCTCAAGGGAAAAGTATTATTGGATTGCCGAAGGGGTCATTCATGCCGGGCGTTGCAGAAGCTACATCGACGTTTCTCGACCCTACAACATTTGCCCCATTTATTGGGCCTGGAGCTAAGGCTACATCCGCCGCGTCAAAAGCCAGCAGGGGATTAAGGGTTGGGACTAAGGTTGCCGAAGGAGTTGAAACTGGCGCCAGGGCTGTCGGAAACGTGATTGATCTTGGGGTCGAAAAGGTTGGGCAAGGCATTCAGCGCGTTTTCCCATCAGTATCAGCACCGAAGACTGCTGGAGCTATGGCTGCTGGAGCAGCTGCCGTTGGCATCCCGGGTGCATTCCCGGTCGGAGCCAAGATTGCCGCGACTAGGGCTGGAGCAGAGGTTGTAGAGAAAGGGGCCCAGGCCGCGAGGATTATGGGCGAAGAAGCAATGACAGGACCTTCTCGCATGAACCTTATGCAGAGGGTTGCCAAGAATCAGAAGAATCCAGAATGGTTGCGCCGGGCTGCGAACACATCAGTTCTATCGTCTCCAATAACTGCCAAAACTGCTGAACTTGGACTAGACGTAGGGGTTGGATCGGCAAAGGGATCTGTCGTTGGCGCAGGATTAGGTTACGTTGGGTCCGGCGGCGAAGAAGAAGGCATTGGTGGCGGAGTGGCAATTGGATCTAGGATGGGGGCAGTCGGAGGAGGATTTAGGGGAATTTCCCAACAGCCAGCTAGAAAAGCCCTGGCAAAGCAGGGTGACGTTAACAGGCTACTTGCAAAACAGGCCGAGCTTGGGCTGGATGTGGAAAGCATAGCCAACTACATCCGCAAAGATAATCGCCCATTTCTAGATGCGGCGACGCTCCAGATGATGGACCCCAACGTCCAAGTTGAGTTCCATAATCGTGAATCTTTTATGAAACCCGAGAATGCCGGGATCAATGCAGCGGGTGTGGTGAAAGGAGTTCCAGACAAAAGTGGAAAACTTAGGTTGCTGATAAACATGGATGACAAGAGGGCGAGCGGGGACACTGTTCGACATGAGACAGGGCACATCATAACCAAGTCTCCAATAATCAATAAATCGGAAGGTCGCATGGCAGTCATGGCAGAATATGGTCCGGAAGGTCTTCGCAAAAGAGGCAACGAGTACGCCAGAAAACTGATAGAAGGCGAACGCCAAGGCCGGGGATCTCCTACCGAAACCGAGGTTAGGGCGAAGGTGAACGAGCTTCGCGAGGGATCTCAAAGGGCAGAACCTGGGGCTGGCGACCTAGATTGGATCTCCGACGAAATTCTTGCCGAACAGTTTGTTGGAGAAACCCGAGGCAGAGATCTTGATTCTCTTCGGCGCAAAACCCTTCCGGGCACAGATCTGCTCTCGCTCCAGGAAGGATACCTAGCTCCTGTCGGAAGATTCCTTGCTAGGTTCGGGATCGATACGACAGGGCCTAAGCCGACGAATATCGACACACTATTTAAGGATAATCCACTGGTTCCTTCAAAACAGCTTCGTGAGTTGACGGCAAGATGGTTCCGGGACCGTGACAAGTATCTTGACGGACTAGAGAAGGCAGAGAAGCAGAAGGACGTGACGCTAGTCCCGGGTCCAGGGAACAGAAACCTGGCGAACAATCCGGCGATCCAGTTTACTCGCAACAGAAAGACCAATCTCGAGGAGAACGATTTTGCTGTCAGGTTCCCGGACGGCACTGTCCGAGCTAAAGATCCGGCATCGATCCTGGCAGTTGACAAGGCCAGGGTGGCGGACGTTGGGCGCCTCTACAATCCGGACGCTGTCCTGGAGCGCGGGAGCCTTGAGTTTGGCGTCAAAATTCAGTCCGACGGCAAGCCATACGTCGGAGGCAATACCCTACCGGAGGGATTCTTTAACCTCGACAGTTTTAATGATTTTACAAAGGAAGTAGCCAAAGCCCTTCAAGATAGTCGCCAGGGGGGTAGGACATATTCGGTCTGGTACCAAAAGGTCGGCACAGGCGAGGATGGTAGCTGGGCTCAGTCTGTTAAGCGCGGACTAGGCAACATTAAGGTTGGACAATCCGAGATCGCGTTCCTGGGTTGGCGCCTATCTAAGGCCGGGAACATCCTGGCCCAGGCAGTGGACATATCTGCTCTGCGCGGTCGCATGCTTGATTTTGCCAGGAGTGGCAAAGGCCGGATTAATGAGGTGTGGGGCGGAGACCTGGCATCCTACGAGAAGGACGTCATGCAGTATCTTGACAACCACGCCAACGAAAGGCCGGGGGAGACAGGGATCGGGATCGATAAGCGCAACGCGATCAACTACCTATTCGGAATCACAAACATTGCCAACAAAAATGCGAATCCCATGTACGCAGCCGAAGGGCGTCCCCCTGGGAGCCTGGTCAAATCCTATCGCCTGGACCGTATTGCCAACTCTCGCGATACCGGGCGCACAGGATTTTTCTTTGACTACCAGAAACAGGCCGCAAACCTGGCGCCAGGGGACGTGTCGCTCCAGAAGGCTATTCGCGACAAGATGCCAAGACTTGCAACTCCGGAACAAGTAAAGGCAATTATTAAGCCAGGCCAGACCCGCGGTGTGAATGAGGAAGATATTAAGTGGTCAGGAATTAATGAAGAGATTGATAGACTTGCAAGTGAGAATGCGGGGAAGGTGCCAAGAGATAAACTGGAAGAATTCCTGGCCGGGAAGGGCAAGGTGCAACTTGAGGAGACTAGGTACGGAGCGTCAAAAGGACAAAAGGTTCCGCTAAACGAACAGGAGGCATCGAGGCTCAAGGAACTTGAAGCTGCAGACTCGGCGAATCCCCTTGGGGGAATGGATGACGAGATGGGGGATGGTGCATACGGTGAAATGATGGATCTTCAAAACAGAAGAGACAACATTTCGACATCTAGCCAGTTAACCAGGATGTCGATAGTGGCTCAAGAGGCTGCGCAGAAATACTTGAAAGATGAGCCCGTAAAATTTCAAGGAAAATACATACTT